AATCTCTGTTTCTACCGGCTTGATTACTTCCGGTGGTGTGAGCGGCTTTTCTATTTGCTCATCAACCTTTTGTGAGGCAACTTCTTTTTGTATCTCTGCTCTTTTTCTTTCAATCTCTCTTTCTTTTTCCTCTTGTATAGCCTGCATACGAGCCTTGACGACTTGAACTGCTTCCGATACGTTGAGGCTTTTCTTGTACTCGACAAGTATAGCTTCTTTGTCCTCTTGCGTTTCAATCATTTTTAAATCACAAGATACTCTGTCAATGGCATCTTTTACGGCGTTTTTTAATGATTTCATACTTGCCGACATTGTTATGTTAATACTGAGTTTGTCAAATGTAAGAAAATCAATATTTTTTGAGGTTACATACTCGTTAAAATATTCAACAACTTCTTGTTTCTTGATGTCTTTTATACCGTTTTCAACACTGTTTATTTTTGTTTTCAATTGTGCGTCTGTATCTTTGTAAACACTCATACAACTTTTGAACTTGTTCTGTACCGCTTGTATCGGTGCTATTGCTGTTTCCATAGCCTCTTTATAACGTTTTTCAAGTTCCGTGCGTTCTTTTGTTAATGCACTTCTCATTGACTTTATTTGCTTGTAATTATCCTCCGTACACTCATATTGCAAGGCACTTTGTGTACGTTCCTGAATAATCTCTTGCAGTTTGTCCAACTGCTCCGATATAACCGGTAGTTGGTTCACTGTAATAATTCCAAACTCACCCTCTGCATTTTCTAATATCTTAATATCTTCACTCATATATCTACCTCTCCTGTCCTCGCGAATTCCTCTATACAGTTTTCGCAGACAACTATATCTGCGATTTCGTAGTATTTGTCGCCTACAAATATAGGCTCATTGCACTCGTCACAAGTACAGGCAACTACTTCTTCGCCACAACTGTCCTCGCCGTAGTTGCCTGTTATCTCTTTATCAACATCAATGTATCCGAACATTTGACATTTTCCTTTCTATGTGTTAAAATACAAACACAGATAATTAAATCTGTATTTAAGCTTTGACCGTTTACGAGTGCCAGCTCTAACGGTCTTTTTCTTTTGTAACAATATTGATATACGGCTCACCATTATTCCACGAATAGCGTATTTCAAAATTGGCACTACCATTAATCAATATTTTTGCGTCACTGTCAAGTGCAGTTAATGTCTCGATAAGTTCTTCATTATCGTAGTTCTCTACTTCGTTCATTTCTCTTTCACCTCCAACTTCTTCTTGATGTCTTTCAGCATCTTTAATTGTAATCTGTATTTCTTATCGACTGTTTTGTCAGTCGGAATACACAACGACATAATTTCTTTAAACGGCTTACCCTCATACACGCTTATACATATAACCGGTGCAAACTTATTGTCACCTACCATTGTGTATATCACGACAGGTGCATCGTCACGTTTTGCCGCCAACAAATTAATCTGTAAGCATAAATTATGTAGCTTGCTTATCTGACCTGTTGTCATTTGTTATCCTCCTATATTCATCATCACGATTATTTCAAATGCTATCAGCAACATTGAAAACATTGTTACCGCAATGATATATTCTGTATTTTTCATTTGCCATTCACCAACGCAATCACTTGGTCTATCTGTCTGTTGGTCTTTTCGTTAAACTTGTGACTGCGTGTTTGTGGTTGTTCCTCTGCGGCATATATACCGCCTTTCATATCAGCCATTGCTTTACCGGTATCAACCCACGCTCTACGACCTTTCTCATTTAGACTGTTCCATATCCTCATTATCAAATTCATTTCTTATCTTCCTCTCTCATTAACTTCCAACCGCCGAATAGTCCAATACCGAAACTAAACAAAGCTACACCTATAATGTACATATATTATTCCTCCGATTCAAAGTGGATTTTTACCAAATCAACCAACGCAAGATATTCTTTGGCATATTTGCTATTACCGTGTGCTTCTTTTACTCTATCAACAAATTCTGTCAATGTTCCATAAAAGCAACCGCATCTAACAGCTATATTTTTACCCTTTGTTCTGAAAATGGTTGTACTTCTATATTCTGAACCTAATCCTTTTATTGACATATAGTCAGTATCGCTACATATCATAGCGTCTCCACACACCTTAGCGTTATCGCATACCTTAGCGTTACCGTACACCTTAGCGTTACCGTACACCCAAGCGTTACCACACACCCAAGCATTATCGTACACCCAAGCATTATCGTACACCCAAGCGTTACCGTACACCCAAGCGTTACCGTACACCTTAGCGTTACCGTACACACAAGCGTTACCTGCTTGAGATAAATTGCGTTCGCTTTCAACGTAACCGCCAAGCTCTCCTTTTTTTACATCATCAAAATCTTTAAGAGCTTTGACTCTGTGTAATGTTATTCCCAACACGTCTGTTGTCTCATCAGTCAATTTATATTTTTTCATATGTTATTCCTCACTTTCCAACCTCACAGGCACACATAGACCGTCCGTAACAAAAATGAAAGAAAGAATTTTACTATAAATTACTATTTTTAAGGAAAGTAAAACGAGTACCACGGACAGCCCTTGTCTGCCTGCAAGGTGTTTTATTATGCTTTACGCATATTTGTAGCTGTTGGCGTGTTCTGTTTCACGCCACTTTTCAAACGCTTTCACGTCTACATACCATTTTTGTCCCAACTTGTATGCCGGAAAATTCTTGGTATGTATCCAACGTTGTACAGTATGCTCCGGTATTCCGAACATCGTGCGGAATGTTTTCAGGTCTACTTGTTTTACTTCTACCATTACTTTTGCCATTGCTTTTCACCTACTTTCTATCTCTTATTGTAAAATTCTTCATATTGTGCTATAATCACCACAGAATGGAGGTGATTATATGAGAATTTACGCAAATCTACTTGGTAATTGGACTGACATAACCGAAACTGGCACAGTAGCTGACTGTCAAAATCCTGTAACATATTTTACAGAAAACTTAACATTTCTTGAAGGCTCTACCGTTGCCGAATGTTTTAAATATGGATACATACACGTTCAATACCAAGGTCACGACTATCGCTTACACCCATCTATGATACAAATTATAGATGACTAATATCTTTCATTTCTAATGCGATATTTTTTTGTATAGATTCGGCATCTCCCAAAGGCAATTTACAAGATGCCGAATCATACATACGTTCGATAGCAATTTTTAATCTCGACCACTCGTAACGTTTTAACCCCGAAAGCATTTCTGCGATCGCTTTTATCTTTTCTTCACTCATTGCTCCTCACCTACTTTCATTTGCGCCGTTTTTTTGTTCTTGCAGATATGAAACCAACTTTCAACACAATATCCATCACTTTCAAAGATGCAAGATATGATTAAACCTATTGATACTTCTGTACTTTTCCAGTTATTTGTGTTATAATCATCTTGGAAGGAGGTGATTATAATGTCTGATAACTCATTCGATGACCTACGTAATATTTTTGACACTTTTTTAGAAATGGGCGGTCAAAAATTTGATGTAGAACGTAATGATGTAATAATTGCTACTTATGACGGTCTTACTAATACTTCTTCAAGCGGGGAAAAATACATAGGTTTCCACCCTACTTGTGATATCCAATGTGGCGACTGGCTAATTAACAGTGTTGGCGAACGTTTTTATGTCAGAGATAAAAAAACGGATTATGTCGCCCGAGAACCCAATCAGTTAAAAATATATTATGATACAGAAGCTCAGTATAAAATCAACAAAAATCAAACTTCTTCTACTGTATATAATATTGGAACTGCTAATAGTTCTGTATTTGGTAATCATAATAACTTTTCTATCTCTTATAACGAATCGCTATCAAATCTAAAAAATGAAGTTCAAAATTCCGATTCAACCGACAAGGAAGAATTACAGGAGATTGTTCAATTACTTGAAATGATTGTCAACAATAAAGTTCCTGCGTCAAAAGGAATTTTTTCTAAATTTTCCGAGATTATGGAGCGTAATTCGTGGATAACAGGTTCTGTTATGAGCACTATTTTGAGTTGGCTAACAAGTCACATTTAGTTATATCCGCATTAAGTTTGATATGAAGAATAAGTTCTGTTGAGCCATCAGCGGAACTTATTATTTTGTAATCTTTTAAATTCTCAATCACCATATCGTTCATAACAACTGCTTTATGTTCCCCAAACTGCTGAATTGATATTTTCATTCTCTCGCCCCCTTTCATTTACGCTGATTTTTGTTCGTCTGTTGCCATTAAATCGTCTTTTGATATGTCGGGTAGAAAACCTGCTTGAATAGTACATACTTCGTTCCAAGTAAACTCGCTTTTTCCGCAAAGTTTATTGTTCAACGTTTTTGTTGAAGAACTTATGGCTTTCGCTATAGCAGTTTTTCTGATTCCACGTTTCATTATCTCTGACGCCATAACACTATATTTTACTTTCATATTACCACCTCACTTTCGTACCTTATTTGGAACTTCTACATATATCTTAGCACACTATTTGGAACTTGTCAACCCTTTTGTAAGAAAAAAAGTATACCTTTTGGAACTTTTTTTCTTGACTATGAGTTATTTATGTGTTACAATGATTTTGAAAAGGAGGTTTGAATGTTATGAGTATAGGAACAAA